AGTCTCTTTATCGGGTCCACGTGCTTTCGCGGAATGAGGTCGTAGTCTATCCACTCGCCTTTGCGGTAGAACTGGAGGAGTGAGAATCCCCAGAACTTCGCGTCGAGGACGTCCGCCACCATACGGTTGAACCACGGCGAGTGAATCTGCTCGTTCACGCGGTCGTCCGGTTTTCCGTCCCTGCGGAACTCTATGTCGGAGCACAGCACCGCGTTTTTCCTTTTCTCTATGACGCACGATAGGTGAGTGTCGAGCAGTATGTCGGTGTACAGGTCGTAGAGTTTGAATCGACGCGAGAAGTCCACGTTCTCGAAAGCCCTCACCGCCGTCATGAAGTCGGACGTGTCTATTCCGAACCGTTTTGGCTGTGTGAGCACGATGACGTTAGGTTGTCTCTGTCCGTTGTTGGGTATGTTACCCCCGATTGTTATTCTTCCTTTTTTCTTAGCCATGGTTATAGCGCGTTATTACGTTTTCTGTTGCTTTTGAACATTAGTCTGGCTTTTTGTGCCCTTTCCTCCTCCGACAGCATGGGTGCTCCGTCGATGGATATCTCCTCGTTGGCGACCGCCTTGAGCCACTCTATGGCTCTTTCGTATCGGTCTTTCCTTATCTGCGACAGTTTCTGCGGGTTGTGTATGCAGAAGATGTGATATACTGCGATGTCGATGACCATCATCAGAATGAGTTGGTGTCTGTCGTCTCCCGTAGCCGAGAATATGGCGTCGCAGTCATAGCGCTTGGCGAGGTAGCATCTGGCTTCTGCTATTGCCCTGTCCTCGCATATCTCGACGAGTGAAGCGTCGTCTCTGACGAGTGCGTCGAGGATTTCCCGATGCACGCTTGCGTCATAGTCTTCAATGTTTACGAATTGGCTCATGTGAATTGAGAATTGAAAATTGAAAATTGAGAATTGAAAATTGAAAATTATAGTCGGAATTTGTTTTTTCTGCTTACGCTTTTTCTGGACTGCGTGATGGGACGGTCGGCCTTCTGCGCCGTCTGGTCGATCTTGCGGTTTCCGCCCTCGACGGCATCGGGTCCGTCGGCAGGGTATTTGAGTGAGAGCGTGAAGAGCTTGAACTGGTCCTCCAGTTCCTTCATGTGCGGGTTGTCCCGCTCCGCCTCGTTGAGGATGAGGTTGCCTTCGCGGTTCATCGGCTCCAGGTTGGCCTCGATGCGCGTTGCCTTGTCCGTCTTCTTCTCCTCGTCTCCCTGTATGTAGAGCGTGATGTTCTTCTCCTTTCGCACCTTTCGCACGAGCGGCTTGAATACCTGCTGGAAGAACGGGTCTTGCAGTTTGTTGTTCTCCATCCAGCAATAGACGTTGGTTTTGCCTCCCACATATTCGAGTAGCTGCACATACCAGTCGATGAACTCCGCGTTGAGCGCCTGTGCCAGCCGTGCCTTGATGACGTATAGTTTTCCGTCGCGCTTTCCGAGTAGCATCACCGCCTTGAACGACTTCCCCTTCTTTCCCTTGCTCTCGCCCGGTGCTGGGTCTCCGTAGATGACGAGGAACTTGAACTTTGAGAGCGGCGGCACTTTTCCATAGACCACATCCTTGAATATCTCTCCCTCTGAGATAGGGTTGTTGAAATACTCGTGCTGCTGTGATAGCGTGGATATCTTGGATAGTGTGCGGTCGATATGCTCCTCGGTGTTCTTTTCCGGCCATGTGGAGTGCCCCTGCTTGTCGCGTATGTTCACTATGTCCCATGAGTCGGCTATTGCTCCAGCCCGCGCCACGCAGCAGTCCTTCGCTATGAGGTTGCCGCAGAATATGACCAGCGTGGGCTCGCTGACCGAGCGTGTGGGATAGAGCGCCTGTTCCCACCATTCCCACCGTTTCTGAATGATGTCGGGGTTCTTGGTGTCGTCGTCGGTGTCGAAGTCATCGACCAGCAGCACATCCGGACGTATGGCCTCGTTTCGCGAGCCACGCGGCGACTGTCCTGCTCCGATGGCGCGGAAGGAAGCCCCCATCTTGGTGATGAACTCATCCTCCGTCCATGAGCCCAGCGTCTGCTGCTTTCCGTAGTATGCCTCTATGCGTCGGTTGCTCTCGAAGTTGGCTCGGTAAGGCGCGAGCAGCCTGACGGCATTGTCCTTGCTGTTGGATGTGAGGATGACGTTTTTCTTCCGCCCTGTGAGTGTGAGGTAGGAGACGATGAACATCGTGATGGTTGACTTCGCCAGCTCGCGCGACCACGAGAGCACCTCGTACCACTCGTCGTGTGCTATTATTCGCCTGATGGCCTTCTTCTGGAAGTCGGCGAACTCATACTTGGCATAACCTGGGAAGAAGTATTTTATCCATTCTATGGGATGCGCCTCCAGATAGATGCGGTGCTTCTCGATGTCTGCCTGTGTCATTGAGGAGTCCACCGCCGTCTCCCGGTAGATGTTCTCCTTGATGGCCTCCCATTCGATGAGTGCCGCCCTGTCCGCCTGTTTGAGTATTGTCTTGGCCATGTGTCAGAGTTTTGATTTTATGAAGGCGTCCGCCAGTCGCGTTACCTCCTTTGCCTTGTCGAGGTCTAGCGGTCGTAGGAACTCTATGAACTGCGTGATGACGCTTATGATGTCGGCGATGCCTACGTCGGTCTCCATCTTCTTGATAGCCGCGGAGAGTTTTCCGAGAATGTCCGCCTCCGTTGTGTTGGCGAATCGTTCCCCCTCCGGTCTCTCCAGAATAGCCTTGTTTATCTCCGCCACCTGTCGGTAGAGGTTAGCTATCTGTTCCTCCCGTGTGAGCGTGATGCCCACTTTCTGTTCCTCCCATTTGCCTGTTCGTATCCATTTACCAATGGATACTCTTGAGACGCCCACGCGTTCCGCTATCTCCTGCTGCGTGAGGTTCTCCTTGAGGTAGAGCGTCTTTGCCCATTCCCTTTTCTGCGTATTGGTAAGATCTGCCATGTTATGATATAATTACGGTGCAAAGTTTGGCATTTTTCGCGTAATATGCAAAAGTCGCATTTATGGTGATACTTTGTGGCGTTATGGTGATGCCATAAGTTGTTATGATAAATCTGTGATTTGCACCGTTGGAAAAAAGTTGCCATCTTTGCATCGGAATTTTTGAACATACCCTAAAATATATATGAGATAAGAGATGAAGCGATTTTTCAATGTCATTCCTGGCGACGGCTCCTGCTGTCTGTTGCTTTATGGCGACATCGGCGACAGTTGCGGCAGTGTGAGCAGCGGCCAGATAGCGCGCGAGTTGTTTGAGGCCGAGAGCCAGTATGAGCGTATCGACGTGCGCATCAACAGCAACGGCGGTGAGGTGTATGCCGGCATCGCCATCTTCAACGCGTTAAGGAACAGCAAGGCCGACATCCACATCTACGTTGACGGCATTGCCGCGAGCATGGCCAGTGCGATAGCGTTGTGCGGCAAGCCCGTTGAGATGAGCAAGTATGCCCGCCTGATGCTCCACAGCGTCAGCGGCGGCTGTTTCGGCACCAAGGAGGACATGCTGCAGTGTGCCGAGGAGATAGAGAGCCTTGAGAGGACGCTGTGCGAGATGTACGCCAGCCGTCTTGGTTGCAGTGCCGAGGAAGTGCGCGACCGCTACTTTGACGGCAAGGACCACTGGCTGACGGCCTCGGAAGCGTTGGAGCTTGGTTTTGTTGACGGCATCTACGACGTTGCCCCCGTGTCGATGGACAGCACCCCAGAGCAGATATACACCATATTCAATAACCGGCTTTATGAGCCACAAAACAGAGAAGCGATGAATTTAGAAGAATTGAGACAGCGTCCGCGGTTCAAGGATTGTTCCACGGATGCGGACGTGTTGGCGAGCATCATCGAGTTGGAGGAGCGCGCCAGTGTCGCCGATTCGCTTGAGCACGAGAATGCCGTGCTCCGCGATCGAGTGAAGAGTTATGAGGACGCAGCCGAGGCCGTTGCCAAGGCAGAGCGTGAGTCCCTTCTTGACGCCGCTGAGCAGGACGGTCGGATTGACGCGTCCACGCGCGGCATCTATGAGAACATGCTGAAGGAGCACCCGGAGGACGGCAAGAAGTTGCTTGCGTCGTTGCAGCCCAAGCAGCGTGTGCTTGATGACATTGACAATGGCTCCGAGCGCAAGACCCCGTGGGCTAAGCGTCAGGAGGAGATTCGGAAGAACTTTGGACGTTAAACTTTAAACGTTAAACTTTAAACTTTAAACGTTAGACTTTAGACTTTAGGCTTTAAACATTAAACATTTTATCATTATGGCGATAAAGGTACAGAACACCAATTACAATGGTGAGGTGCTTGAGCAGCTCCTTACCGTGGCTACGACCAGCAATGAGATTGTGGAGAAGGGACTGATCCACGTTATCCCTGGCGTAGAGAAGAAGATGTCCATTCCCCGTCTGCGCGTTGGCACCATGTTGCAGAAGCGCAAGGAGAACCCGACCGTTGACGATTCGAAGGGCGACTTCAACTATTCCGAGCAGAGCCTTGAACCTAAGGACTTCATGGCTTTCACCGTCTTCAACCCCCGCACGTTTGAGCAGATCTGGCGTCCGTGGCAGCCTAAGGGCGACCTTGTGTTTGCCGAGTTGCCCCCTGTGGCCCAGAACGCCCTTCTCGACGCCCTGTCGAAGCAGGTGCAGTTTGAGCTTGGCAACCATTACGTCAACGGCAAGTATGGCGACGGCGACACCGAGCTGTTCAACGGCATCCTGACTCAGGCCGCCAAGGACAGCGATGTTGTTGTGGTGAGCTCCAGCGCGACCACTATGGTTGAGCGTCTGAAGGCCCTTCGTGCGAAGATTCCCGTTGCCATCATGGAGAACCCGAACCTCCGCATCCTGATGTCTCCCGCCGACTTCAACACGTACGACGACGAGCTGACCGCCCGCGAGTACAAGAACCGCGACGAGACGGCCCGCAACATCAAGATGTACAAGGACATCAAGATTGAGACGTTGGCCGCATGGCCCGACAGTCTTCTTGTTGCCACCCTGTGCAGCCCCGACGCTATGACTACGAACCTGTTTGCCGCCGTGAACCTTCAGGACGACGAGCATGTGATTCAGATTGACAAGGTGAGCGCGATGAGCGAGCTCTACTTCTTCAAGATGCTGATGAAGGCCGACACTAACATTGCGTTTGGCGAGGAGTTCATCGTGTTGGACAGCCGTGAGAGTGCCACGTTCAAGTCGAGCAGCTCCACGAGTTCGAGTACGAGTGATGAGAGCGGCGATTAGAGATTGATGTTATGTTAGAGTATGACAGGACCCGTCGGCAGGGCAGCGTGTCCCCCCATTGCGGAGGGAGCGTTGCCGTTGGCCGCGACGAGCGATTGATATGGAATCGAGCACGCGACTGATCTCTAAGGTCAAGGAGTTTGAGGGCTTGCGTCTGTCGGCTTACCGTTGCGACGCTGGCGTATGGACGATAGGCTACGGCCACACTAAGGGTGTTGTCCGTGGCCAGCGCATCAGCCGTGCCGACGCCGAGCGTTACCTGAGGGAAGACCTCAGGGAGTGCGAGGATTACGTCAACGGCATCAGCGAGATAGACACTCAGGGCAAGTTTGACGCCGTTGTTGACTTTGTGTTCAACCTGGGCGCCCGTTCCTTTTCCCACTCCACGCTGTGCCGTTACATCAAGGCGCGCCGTCCTTCGGCAGACATCCGCAAGGAGTTTCGCCGCTGGATATACGCTGGCGGCAAGGTGAGCGCCGGTTTGCGCCGTCGTCGCGAGTGGGAGGCCAACCGCTGGTGTGGTTAAGGTAAATTAGGTGCGTATGGATTTCAGTGAGATACTCAACTTGGCCTTAGGCGGCGGTTTGCTGGCGAGCGTTGTCAGCATCATCACCCTTCGCGCTACGTTGCGCAAGGCCCATGCGGAGGCCGAGCGTGCCCATGCGGAGGCCGACACGGTGAAGTTGACCAACACCGAGCACGCCACCCGCATCTTGATGGAGCACATTGTGGAACCCCTTAAGCAAGACTTGGATGAGACCCGTAAAGACCTCAATTCGACGAAGCGTGAGATGGCCCGTCTCAGGAAGGCCATTGACGACGCTAACAGTTGCAAGTATAGTGCTGACTGTCCTGTTCTTCACAGGATGCGCCAGCAGTCGAAGGAGCGTGTCGAGCCGGAGCAGCCTGATGCTGTCCTCGGACAGCGTGGTCGCCACCGTCGCCGACAGCGCAAGCGTGGTGACGGAGCGTCTCCGGATTTGGCTGCCGAGTGTGCCGACGCAGGAGCCCCTGACGCAGGAGAGCCCTCCGTTGGCGACGTCATCGACGAAGCCTCGGACGAAGCCTCGGACGGTGGCGACGGCGGCCTGCTTGGAGTATGAGCGCAGTGCCGGCACCTCCACCCGTCGTCAGACGGAGGAACGCCAGTCCTCTGGCAGTGAACTTAAAATTCGCGAGTCGGAGAGTTCCGGTCGTTCCGGCACCTCTTCCAACGGCATTGGAACGCCGTTAGTATCATTTTTAATAGGCATTGCGGTGGGCTTTGTTGCCCCTCGCATCAAGAAGAAAGAATAACCAAAACGAAAGAATTATGGCAGACAGTAAATTTGTTTATGGGTTGTCGAAGTTTGAGCTCGACGACCTGACTCTCGGTTACATCGAGAAGGACAGTTTCGACTGGGGCGGCAAGGATGCCGAGACGGTTGACGTTAACGCCGAGCAGGTGCCCGGTCAGCCCGTCCTCGTTCTGTTGCAGAAGAACGGCACGGTGGAGCCCACGTTCAACCTCATCCAGCTTGACGCCGCCAACCTCGCAGCCGTTATGGGCGGCAGCGTGACGGATGGCAAGTGGAGTGCCCCCACCGGTCTTGTCCAGATCAGCGGCAAGGTGAAGATCACCACCGCCTCCGGTCATACCATCGAGATTCCGAATGCCCTTCTTGCGTCGAACTTCACCGGCAAGCTCGCCCTGAGCGAGGTTACTAAGGTAAAGGTAACGCTGAAGGTACAGCAGCCGTCTGACGGCACGAGTCCACTCCTTATCGACGGCCTTGCCGCCTGATGCCGATGGACGCAAAGATAGAGCGTGCGGCGGCTGACGCGCTGCTTGACGCCGGTGTCAGCCTGCCGCTCACGTTGTTTCGCCTGCCGTGGCGCAAGAAGCCGTTGACGCTCAGGGTTACGCTTCGCCGTCCCTACTTGGGCACCCAGATGCGCATAGCGCGCCGGTTTCTTGGCATGGAGGTCAGTTATGAGACGATGCGCTCGTTGGACAAGCGCGGCCAGCAGGAGTTCGTAGCCAAGCACGGCAAGACCCTCTCTCGCATCGTATCCGACACGATATGGCGCGGACGCATGGGTTCGCTTCTGATGGGCGGCATCACGTCGTGGTTTCTCCGTCGGTTTGTTGACGAGCGTTACCTGCTGTTGGCCGTTACGGAGTACGCGTTGCTGAGCGACATATCGTCTTTCGCGATTATTATCAGGCAGGTGGAGCGGATGAATCCGATGACGCCTCGTCTGAGCCATTGAAGGAAGGGGAGTTAAAGTTTGAAGGCTCACATAGCCCCTTCGGTTTTGTCTGGCAGATAGCCAGCGAGACGGGTTGGAGCGTTGACTACATACTGTGGAAGGTGCCAGTCCAGGCTCTTCTGATGATGACCGCCGACGCGCCGCATTACCGCCGCCATCGCTCCCGTCAGGTTGACGGTGAGGATGACGAGACCCGTCAGTTGGGCTTTTTCCAAAGCCTCATGAAATGAGAACAATCCTAAACACTACATACCGTTGAGACCCGTAGAGATAGAGTTGCTGTTGAGAGGCAATGCCGCCCAGGGCATGAGCACTGTCGCCTCTGAGGCTGAGCGTCTGAATGTCGTATTGAAGAAGCTCGGCATCTCGATTGGCGGTCTGTTCACTCTTGACAAGCTGAAGGACTTTGTTGGTCAGGTGATAAGCGTGCGAAGCGAGTTCCAGAGTTTGCAGACCTCGTTTCGCACGCTTGTCGGCGATGTGGGCAAGGCCGACGAGCTGTTTGCCCAGATCAAGGAGTTTGCCGTCAGCACGCCGATGATGATGGGCGACCTTGCCAAGGGAGCCCAGACGATGCTCGGTTTCAACATCCCTTTGGAGCAGATTATGGATAACCTTCGCGCCATCGGCGACATCTCGATGGGCGACCGCGACCGCTTCAACTCGCTGACGCTGTCGTTCTCTCAGATGAGCGCGACGGGCAAGCTGATGGGTCAGGACCTGCTCCAGATGATCAATGCCGGCTTCAACCCGTTGGCCCAGATGAGCGAGAAGACAGGCAAGAGCATCTCTCAGTTGAAGGATGAGATGAGTGCCGGCGCTATCAGTGCCGACATGGTGCGCCAGGCTTTCATCGACGCTACGAGCGCCGGCGGCAAGTTCGACGGCATGTTGGAAGCCCAGTCGAAGACGCTGAAGGGTCAGATAAGCAACCTGGAGGGTGCTATAGAAGACCTGAAGAACTCGGTTGGCGAGAGCAGCGAGGGTGTCATTGCCGGTGCGATAGGCGCCGCCTCCGATTTGGTGAAGAACTACGAGCGTGTCGGCGAGGTGCTGGCAGAACTTGCCATAGTGTACGGCACCTACAAGGCCGCCGTGATTGGAGTTTACACCGTTGAGAAGATGCAGGCCGTGGCTCGCCTTGCCCACATCAAGCATACGACGATGATGGCGCTCGTTACCGATGTCCTGAAGGCTAAGACTGCCGCTCTCAACAAGACGATGCTCGCCAACCCCTACGTTGCCGCCCTTACCGCGGTGGCACTGTTGGCTGTCGGCATCTATGAGCTTGCCACCGCCGAGTCGGAGGCCGAGAAGCAACAGTCGGCTCTCAACGATGCCGTTGCTGCGTGCGAGGCCGAGATAGCGACGGAAAAGGCAAACATCGACCAGCTCTTCGGTGCACTCCGAGGAGCCACGAAGGGGACTAAGGAGTATGAGGACGCCAAGTCGGCCATCATCTCCCAGTACGGTCAGTATCTCTCTGGCTTGAGTCAGGAGATCTCGTCGCTGGAGAATGTTGCAGCCGCCTACGAAGCCGTGCGGAAGGCCGCCGAGGGTGCCGCTCGCGCTCGTGCTATGGAGGCCTACACGAAGAGCGCGCAGGAGGAGTACGGCAACAAATACCAGGAGGATGCCAAGATTATCCGCGACAAGCTGATTGACAAGTATGGCAACGGTAAGGGCAGCGAGCTGTTTGCCCAGTTGCGCCCCGTCATTGACGGTGTCAAGGAGATAGACGACCTTCCGAAGGAGGTGCGCAAGTCGATTGGGAAATTCAACTACACCAGTTGGGGCAGCGTCAAGAATGAGATCACCGACGGCATCAATAAGATAAAAGCGTCTCGCACGGTGATGGAGGAGACGATAGAGGAGGCACAGGCCATCTTTGGCGAGTTGCCGGAGGAGAAACCGTCTGGCGGCAGTGCCGAGGCTCCTGTTGTCAAGAACAAGAAATATTGGGAGGACAGGAAGAAGGAGCTTGAGACCCAGCTTGAGTCGATGGACGCCGCCAACCTGAAGTCGAAGGAGGCGTTGCGTCTGAAGAAGGAGATAAGCGAGACGCAGAAGAAGATAGACACCTTCAGTGTATCGAAGGATGCCTCTGGCAACAAAGCCGCGGCGACCGCCGCCAACAGAGAGGCGACCGCCGCCAACCAGCGTGCCGAAGCCGCCGAGCGCGCCCGTCAAGCCTTGACGAGCATTGAGCAGAGCAATCAGGAAGAGCAAACCGCTCTGATGGAGGATGGTGCGGAAAAGCGCATGAAGATCATCGAGGACGAATACAACAAGCGCAAGGAAGAAATCGAGAAACAAGCTCGCGAATTAGGCAAGCAGAACAAGAAGGCAGGCACCACCGACGGTAGCCTTACCGCAGAGCAGCAAAAAGCCATCGACGAAGCCAACGCCCTGAATGAGCGTAAACGCCAAAAGTCTCTTGCCGAGGAGCTACGCGACCAAGCGGAAGCCAAGCGCGAGTATCTCAAGGAGTGGGGCTCGTATGAGCAGCAGCGCTTGGCCATCACCGAGGAATATGCCGAGAAGATACGCAAGGCCCAGGCCGCCGGTGAAGGCTGGAAGGTTCCAGGTCTTCTCAAGCAGCGTGACGCGGCCTTGTCGCAGATGGAGCAGCAGCGTGTTACGATGAGCATCGACTGGGACGCTCTGTACAGCGGCATCGACCACCTGAGCACCGAGATGCTGAAGCCTATGCTTGACCAGTTGGAGGCATACGTTCGTGGCGACGAATATAGGAATGCTGGAGCAGAGAACCAGCAAAAGATAACGGAGCTGCTGAACCAGCTTCGCACCTACGTCCAGAGCGACCACACTGCCACATGGAAGGATTTGGCTGCGGCCACTCAGGAGTTTACGTCGGCGGTGGCAGCCTACAACGACCTCGCTGCTAAGGAGCGTGAGGCCTATATCAAGCTCACTTCCGCCAAGACGAAGCTCGGCAAGGGCGAGATTACGAAAGAGGAATATGAGGAGATTGCGTCGGCAGCCGAGGGTCTGAGTGCAGAAACTCTTGCCGCACGAGACGAGATGCAGACCCTTGGCGAGACCCTCAATGCCACGTCGGAGAAGGTGAAGAACTACATCTCGCCCCTCACCAACGCCCTGCAAAACGCTGGCACATGGAAGAAGGCGGATGGTTTTTCAGACATACAGAGCAGCATCGGTGCCATTGATGAGCTGAAGGGTGCCCTTGACACTTCTCTGGCAAACATGGGTGATGGCATGGCCAAGACTATTGGCGGCGGTCTGTCGTCGGTCATCGGTAGCGGTCTGTCGTCCATCGGTGGCGGCATCTCCTCGTTCTTGTCGCAGGGTCTGGGCAGTGTCATCGGTGCCGTGGCCCAGATTCCGAGCCTGATACTGAACATCGTGGATGCCGTGAAGAATTTTGTTACAGGCATTCTGGACAGCTTTTCCGAACTGCTGTCATTCAGTTGGCTCGACGACCTTGTAAACAGCATACTGGAAGCCATCGGCAACCTCATAGACACCATCTTCCATATACCAGAGAACCTCGTTAATGCCCTCGGCAGCATTATCGTCGGCGTGAAAGACCTTGTCGGCAGTATTCTGAACACGGTGACGTTTGGCGGCTTTGGCTCGCTGATAGACACGAGCAACGCCAAGGAGGTGGCCGAGACGACGGAGAAGCTGACGGACAGCAACGAGCGTCTGACGTCGAGTGTGGACAAGCTGAAGGAAGAGCTTAGCAACACCAGCGGTTGGGCTGCCATTGACACTGCCAAGCAAGCCCGTGATGACCAACAGACCATCAATGACCAGACGATGGCTATCCTGAAGGCACAGATGGGTTATCACGACGCCCACCACAGCAACGAATATTACTGGGGCTTGTCTGAAAGCGACTATGCCGCCATGAACAAGACGCTTGCCAACTACGCGGCCAAGTATGGCAAGGAGGCAAAGAGTGCCAACAGCCTTGCTGACATCTACAAGCTGTCTCCAGAGGAGATGGATTACATCCGCACCTACAACGTGGACCTGTGGAAGAAGATGCTCGACCAAGGCAAGTACGACAAGAGCGAATACTGGGAGAACTACGCCGACCTTGCAGGCAAGATGGAGGAGATATCGGAGAGCCTGAAGGAATCCTTGACTCAGACATCGTTTGACAGCATGCGCAGCAGCTTCATCGACGACCTGATGGACATGGACAAGAGTGCCCAGGACTTTGCGGACAATTTCCAGGAATACCTGATGCGCAGCATCCTGAACGCCAAGGTGAGCGACCTGCTGAGCAATGACCTTCAGGAGTTCTACGACAAGTGGGCTGAATATGCCGAGAGCGACAACGAGCTGACTCAGGCCGAAGAAGAAGATCTTCGCTCGATGTGGGACGCCCTGACCGAGAAAGGTCTTGCCATCAGAGACCAAGTGGCACAATTCACTGGCTACAGCGGTGAGGATAGCGGCACGAGCCAGTCGGGCAAGAGCGGCGGTTTCACTGCCTTGAGCCAGGACCAGGGCACCAAGCTGGAGGGTATGTTCACGAGCGACATCATGCACCTGTCGAGCATCGACGGCAAGCTGACCGACCTTAGTGAGCAGATGAACCGCTCGGAGACCCATTTGGCCCGCATAGCGTCGAACAGCGAGTACCTGCACCACTTGGAGGACATAGCGAGTGCCGTTGCCGCTATGAAGCGTGACGGCGTGAAGATGAAATAGGAGATAAGATATATGAGCGACATACTGTCAGGACAACTATTGATAAACGGCGTGGACGTGTGGGAGGAGTACGGCGTGTTCCTCACCGAGAAGCAGCGCGGCGGGTGTGATAACCTCTCTGCCCTGCTTCAGCCCTGCGCCGGCAGGAGCCACGTTGGTGTTGAGCTGAGCGACGTTACGGGCAAGAGTTACTCGTCGTCGCTGGACGTGTCGAGCCAGGAGCGCGACTTCACGCTTCACTTCGCGCAGTATGCCCCTACGCGCTCGGAGTGGCTGTCTCGCTACCGCTCGTTCATCACCTTCCTGAAGGAGGGTGCCGACGGCAGCGGCTGGCTTGAGCTTAGCCTTCCGACGCTTGGCATGACCCTGAAGGTGTTTTACGTTGAGGGCGGCACGTTTGAGCCATTGACCAGCCTCTGGTCGGAGGGCGTACAGGCGAGCCGCTACAAGATAAAGTTCAAGGAACCCCAACCCCAGATTTGAGATGGACATCAGTTTGTATGACCAGTCGGGCACGCTCCGTTTCAGCGTCCGCCCCGACGACGGCAGCAGCCAGCAGAAGGAGATACAGGGCGACAATATCCTGTCGCTCAGTTTCTCGCTGTATGAGCATGTGAGCCTTGACGTGAACGACTACGTGGACTACGAGGGCGAGCGTTACTGGCTGATGGACGCCTTCCAGCCCGTGATGAAGGGTCGGCATGAGTGGCGCTACGAGTTGAAGCTGTATGGCGTGGAGAGCCTCTTGAAGCGTTTTCTGGTGCTGAACACCACCGACGGCGACAGTGAGCCCGTGTTCACGCTTACCGCTCCCGCTTCGGAGCATCTGCGCCTGATAGTGTCCTGCATCAATGCCGGCATGGGCACGAGCGACTTCAAGGTGGGTGCCGTGTCGGGCAGCGAGAACATCGTGATGGACTATGAGGGCACCTACTGCGACGAGGCGTTGCGCGAGCTTGCCGACAAGTGCGGCGTGGAGTGGTGGATAGAGGGTCAGACGGTTAACCTCAGCCGGTGTGAGCACGGTGAGCAGATGGAGCTGGGCTACGGCAGCGGCTTGGCGAGCCTTGAGCGCGACACCGCCGACACCGACAAGTTCTACAGCCGCCTTTACCCGATAGGCAGCACCCGCAACATAGACGCGGAGAAGTACGGCTACCCCCGCCTGATGCTTCCTGGCGGCAAGAAGTATGTTGACGTGAGCGTTGACCAGTACGGCGTGATAGACCACTACGAGGCCGACGCCTTCGCCGGCATCTACCCCCGCAGGGTAGGCACGTTGAGCTCCGTGCGGTCGGAGGAGGTGAAGGATGACGACGGCAATCCCTACAAGATATACTACGTGAAGGACGGCGACCTGCCGTTCAACCCCGACGACTACATGCTGTCGGGCAAGGTGCTCCGCATCTCGTTCCAGGAGGGCAGCGAGCTTGCCGGTCTTGGCGACGAGGAGGACGGCACCTACTACTTCGAATGCAATTATAACGCCGTTACGGGCGAGTTCGAGCTGATTACGCTGTGGCCCTACGACGACGACACCCAGTTGCCGAACGACACGCTGTGCCCGAAGGTTGGCGACCAGTACATCCTTTGGAACATGGCCATGCCCGACGAGTATTACACGCTTGCGGAGGAGGAGCTTGCCGCCGCCGTTGACGAGTACAACGCCGAGCACGCCCTTGACATCAGCGTGTATAAGGGTCAGACCGACCACGTGTGGGTGGAGGACAACGGCGCGGAGCTGTATGTGGGCAGGCTTGTGCGTCTCGTCAGCGCGGAGTATTTCCCCGACGATGGATATCGCGACAGCCGCATCACTAAGCTGACGCGCAGGGTTAACCTGCCCGGTCTTGTTGACCTTGAGATCAGCGATGCCCTCTCGACGGGCAGCCTGTCGAAGCTGACGGCCAGCGTCTCGGAGGCGCGTAGCTACGCCAGGAGCCTGTTCGGCTCGGCCACACTCCCCGACATCATCCGCACTGGCGAGAAGACGAAGCCGACGGACACCAACCTCTATTCCGCCCGACGGACGCATCAGGAGTTTCTGAGCAAGAAGGATGCCGACACCGCCCAGGGCGTGATCACGTTTCTGAAGGGTCTCCGTCTTGTTGACGGCACCTGGTACATAGACGAGGAAGCCGCCGCCTACCTTCACTCGCTGAAGCTGGACGAGGGCATTGAGGCAGGCGGCTCTGTTACTGTTGGCGGCGGTCTGTCGGTATCTGGCGACACGGTAGTTAAGGCACTGACGGCTCGCAGCATCACCACCGACACGCTCAGGGTGCTGAAGGACATGCACGTGTTCCAGCTCATCGTCGATGAGATAAAGGGCGAGTCGGGGATGTCGATCAGCAGTGCCGCCCGTATGGTCGTTGACGCTGTGGAGGAGATAGACGGCGGCTGGCGCTGCTGGCAGTTGTCGGAGGGCGACCGCGGCAAGATAACGAACAAATGGATAGCCGGCGACCAAGCCATCTGCTGGGCGAGCAACCTGCAGACTGGCAGCAGCGTTGACGTAGGCACTCAATACTACTGGCGGCTGGTGTTTGCCACCGGCAGCGGCACGTTCACCGACTCTGACGGCGCGGAGCATGCCGGCATCTACATAGACCTGTCGGCCAAGGAGTATGACCGCAGTGCCTCTAACAGCGCGCCTCTGGTGGGCGACGAGATAGCCCAGTTGGGCTACCGCTGGCCTACGGACACCACCGCGAAGGCGTTGCGCACCGCCGCCCGCATCTCGTACACGAACTTCACTCTGGAGAGCAGCATGGAGGAGAAGTGTCCCTACGTGGCCTTCTACAAGGGCATCAGGGACTTCTCTCTGACGGACTGCCGCCAGTCGTGGTTCGGCTGGAACGACCTTGAGCTGAAGGGCAACGTCGCCCTCAATCCCGACAGCGGCCTTAGCGACTACATCAACAGCCTTATCGAGGAGGCGACGGAGAGCGCGGACAGCTATTCCGCCGACCTGACCACCTACGCCGACGTTGTTACCATCGACGACGACGGCAACTGCATAGAGGGCTTGTGGGCCGAGGTTGACGGATGGAAGCAATACCGGATACACTCCGCGCTGAGCGTCCGCAAGGGCGGCATCATACTGACGGAGGCACCTGACGGCTCCACCCCCGGCAAGGGCGAGTATGCCGTCGGCAGCCTTGTTAGCAGCTCGTCGGAGTGGGTGTATAGCAACGGCGCCGTGTCGCTGAAGGGCATCGACAACGTTCGCGACGGCGTTGCCTCGACGTCGGAGGACATAGACTACGGCGCTATGAGAGCGATGAACGAGTGCTCGGTTACGCTGGTAGTGAACTGCGAGAACAAGTGTTTCCTGACGAAGCGCATCCCCGTGAAGATTGTTCACAGCAGCGAGCCCTTCGTCGGCGCGGACCTTACCAACGAGCACACGGGCATCTCTTGGAACACCCGTGAGCAGAAATACATAGGCGTGCCAGCCCAGACGACGCTCAGGATGTGGAAGAACTCCACGCCGTTGGCGTTGACTGGCATCAGTTGCTCGGCAGTGGGCAGCGACGGCAGCACCGCCGTTGACGCCACCGCCGTGGGCGACGTGGATAGCGGTCTGGTGAGCCTCACCTACGTCAGTCCCGCCATCACGGGAGAGTTTTTCATCAAGATAAACGCCAGCGTGACGTATGCCGGCGTGAGCTACGAGCGGACGCAGCTGTGGAGCATCACGAAGAGCGTTGACACTGCCGTTTACGAGCTGATGCCGTCGTGCGACCAGATACTGATCAACGGCAACGGCAAGGTGGTGGTCGGCACGTCGTCGGGCGGCGGCAGCAAGGATGTGTCGTGCGGTGTGTTGCAGACCTCGTATGACGAGTCGAGCGGCGGCAGCACGACGCAGGAGATAGCCTTCGGCGATCTGTCGAAGTATGGTCTGACGATGAAGTACGGCCTTGACGACAGCGAGGAGCTGACGGTGTGGGACGGCAATCCCGTGAGCGTGTCGTCGAAGCACAGCCGCCTGACGTTCTATCTCTATGACGCCTCCGGCGTGCTGATAGACCGCGAGAGCGTTCCCGTGATATGCTACGGCGTTGACGGCAAGGACGTGGAGTTCATCTTCGTGGTGTCGTCGTCGAGCGAGCTTGTCTATGACGACACCCTCGTTGACCCCTCGACGCTGGATGCCGTGCAGGAGACGGACTATGTGCCCACGGGATGGTATGACAACGAACAGCGCGTTACGGAGGTCAAGCCGTTTGGCTTCATGTCGAAGCGGACGAGCAACGGCGGCGTGTGGGGCAAGTTCTCCGCTCCCGTCTGCGTGAGCCACTACGGCAGCGACGGCAGCAGCCCCTACCTGGTTGACCTGACTAACGAGAACACGATGGTGCTTGCCGACGCTTCTGGCAATGTTACGTCGGGCTATGAGACGACGGAGCTGATAGTATGGAAGGGCGGCACAGACATCACCGACACGTGCAGCGTGGAGATAGCGGCGACGGGCATCAGCGCGAGCTACGACGCCGACAGCCACAAGATAAGCGTCTCGGACATGTCGGCAAGTGCGGATAGCGCGTCGGTGGTTGCGACGGTGACGTATGAGGGTGCGGTGATAGGCACTACGACATATTATGTGGTGAAGTCGAGGAGCAGCGTGGCCTACAGGCTGAAGACCAGCCTCTCGGTGCTGCACGCCACTGCCGACGGCACTCTGGCCTCGAACAGCAAGACGATAGCCGTATGGGTGGAGAAGGTGGAGCGCACGGGGCACACGGAGCTGACGACCATCGGCGCCATCATCGGCGAGAAGATAGACCTGAAGATAGGCGGCAACAACGTGAAGTCGTCGGAGGACATCAGCAACATCAGCGTGGCACCCCTGCTCGACAACGGCGCGCTGATAGTGGAGATTTACGACAGCGCGGGCATACTGATAGACAAGGAGACGGTGATGGTGGCCTACGACGGCGAGGAGGGCCGCGGGGTGAAGAGCGTTGACACCTACTACATAGTGGCGCAGAGCAAGCCCGCCTGGAGCAAGGATTGCGAGAAGGACTGGAGCACCGACGCGGAATCCCTCGTGATGAAGCAGGGCTACAACGTGTGGCGTGCGGAGAAGATGACATACACCGACGGCACCGAGGACTATCCCGCGTCGAGCGTCTCGATGGTCGGCGAGTGCGACCTGCTTGCCACCATCGTGGAGAAGTACGGCTGCTCTACGTCGGAGAGTTCGGAGCCCGGCACATGGTATGATGCCGACGCATGGGCAGAGCAGAGCAAGCCTGAGGGCTACTGGCTGTGGTCGTGCGACGAAGTGACGTACCAGAAGGGCGCGACGCTGACGCTGAACAAGCACTGCATAGGCTACGTGGGCAAGGACGGCACGAGCGTGGAGATAGACAGCACGGAGGTGATGTATGCCGTCGGCACGGAGAGTGCGGCGACCGGCGAGTGGAAGAGCAGCGTTCCGGACGTGCCGCAGGGCAGCTGGCTCTGGACGCGCACCACTGTGAATTACACCGACGGGAAGAGCACCACGACATACAGCAAGACATACATAGCGAAGGACGGCGAGGGCGAGGACGGCCTGACCGTGGTGGCCACGCCGTCGGCACTGGTGTTTGAGAGCAGCTCGGACGACGGCAGCATCAGCGAGAAGAAGACCGTCACGGTGAAGCTGCTGCGCGGTTCGGAGAAGGTGAAGATAGCATCGGCTTCGGTCGTCACCTGCACCAACATCGCCGCCACGGGCGTCAGCGCGTCAGCATCGGAGACGACTGGCATAGCCACGGTTACGCTCAAGGGCGGCAGCATCAGCTACTCGAAGACGCAGATTACGAACAGCGACGGCAGCACGTCGGACATATACCTTCCGTCGCCGTCGGGCTCGGTGGTGGTGTCGGTGGCCACCGCTGACGGCATGGAGATGTCGGTTACCATCAGTTTCTCGACCTCGGTTACGGTGGTTCAGACGGCCATCCTGAAGGAGCAGAACAAGATCTCGCTGAGCGTGTGGAAGTCGAAGCGCTACACGAACCTGATACCCCGCTCGCTGATTGGCGGCTCGCCATACGAGCTGGAGCGCAAGGTGAGGGTGAGGTCGGGCGGCAGTTACCTGTTCCGCATCTGCATGGCGTCGAAGGGCAGTTCGCTGTCGGTAAGCATCGGCTCGACGACGCTCAGCCTAAGCTGGGCATCGGGCACCGACGATGACGGCAACACCGTATGGTATGGCACCGCTGAGTACTCATACGGCAGCGGCAGCACGACGGTGGAGGAGACGCAGACGCTCTCGATAGACAACGGCGCGGAATACACCATCTACTGGATGCAGCTGGAGGCTGGCGCTCTGTCGCCGTGGGGCTGGTCGTCGGAGGACTATCTGGAAAGTGGGTTCACCAACTATATCAGCGCCCCTCTTGCCAAAGACGCCACGCCATACGCGGCGTATGTGATAATGGACGTGAAGCCATCGAAATCAGTTTCATACATAGACCTATATCTCACCGCGGCCCGGAACAGCTCCGGATTGCCCGCCTACCTGTACATCGAGGGCCGCGGCGTCATCACGAGCGGCACCTATAACAGTTCGTCGAAATATTACCGTTTCAGCGTGTCGCTCTCCAGCGGCAGCAGCTACAGGCTGATATTCATGAACAATCCGCTGGACACGGTGAAGAGCGTCAAGGTGGGCAGCACGGAGTACACATCGGGCTTCACCACCCTCACGTCGTCAACTCCGACGGTCTCCGACGACACCTTCGGCACCGTGGCACTTGGCGGCTACGGGACAGAAGAGCTGTGGCCAGCCCGTTTTGCCCTTCTCTCGACTTATGGCGGGCTGGTAGGGCAGGAGGTTACGTTCTTCGTGATAGCGAAGCAGCTGACCAACGAGAGCGACGACAACTTCTCGGTGAGCGGTAGCACAAGCGAGCGCACGCTGAAAAGCGATGAGTGCCAGAGCCTGGAGCTTGACGATGAGTGGCGTCTGTATTATGTTGACCATACCGTGGGCAGCGGTGGCATCACAAGTGCCGCCGACTGGTTCGGCATTATGAGGGCCAAGGGCATGTGGATGTTTGCCATGGCCGGCATTGTGAAGGGCGGTTTGCCTTGCACTGACCTGATACTGGGTGTGCGGAAGGAGCTTGCCACGGGCATCAACATACAGCTTGGTCTGATAACGCTGACGGCAGACAACATAGTGTTCAGGACGAACACGGGCGAGCAGACCGCCTCGGTTGACGCCAAATTCTTTAGGATAAAGAACCTGCTTGTGGAGGGTTCGCTGACGATGCGGAGCACGGACAGCACGGACAGCGTGATCGTGGTGGCCCCAGCGACGAGCAGTGCCGTAACCGTCTGCACGGAGACGATAGTAAGCGGCGAGTCCTACGGCGTTCCCGCCTTGGTGGTGCTTCCGATGCTGGAAGACTGTATTATGGGCAAGCTGTCGTGCGGCACATACGCCACGAGCGGCACTAAGGTGTCTATACGTGTCAGGCCCAACTCGCTGTGCGACATGTGGCCTCTCCTGACCAATACGGGGCATTCGTCGATGACGCAGACCCTCAATGAGTGCTCGGCCCTGGTATGCGCCGATGCCCGAATGCTGATGAAGACGCCTCCCAACAGTCTGGGGCGCACAGGCATCTATCCATACGCCAGTGGGTCGCAACGCTATTTGCAGGGTCGCATCTTCTGGAGGGGATGTGCGGTGAGGTATGTGATGCTGTTGCCAGGCCAGACGCTCAACCTGATCTCCCGTGTGGAGAAATGGATTCCTCCCACCGATGTGGACAACCCCGTGGAGTTCCTCTGTTGGGACGTGGAGAACGCCGCTGAGTTTGAGAATGTGGCCAAGAGCGTGGTGTTCAACACGAGCGAGGATCCCGACGATTTCGGTACGGGCGACATTGTGGACGCTGATGACGACGACACGGTGGTTCCGTTCTCCCCAACGTCGAGTTTTACGTCGATTACCGGTTCCGACAGCTACTATGAGCCATTGCTTGCCCCGAAGCAGCTTGGAGAGAAATTTTCCGGCTACTCCAGCAGAGGTCAGACCTTCTCGCCATTGATATTATGGGACAGCAACGGCACCCCAAGAATATTCATTCACCGAGACACATAAATAACGCTATATGGAATCAATATCTGTAACAATAGGAGGCACTGAGACCACGATGGGGATTGAGAGCGGCGCGCTGCGCACCCTGCTCGTGGCACTGTTCGGCCAGTTGAACGAAGGCGGCGCGCTGGAGGACACGGACAAGATAGTGCTGAGGAGCCAGGGCGACTCTTCGGCTCTGACCATGGACTTGGCTACGCACGCCACATACATGCTGAAGAAGCTCGGCATCAGCGTTACCGACGGAGTGCTGAGCTATACCGACCTGTCAACGGGCAAGACGGTGACGGAAGACCTGAACGGCAAGACACCCGACTTCAAGTGCGACTCCACCGCGATGTATTACTCAGTGGACGGCGGCACGACGTGGAAGCAGCTGTGCCTGCTGTCGGAGATATCCGTTGACCTCTCGGACTTGGAGCAGTCGTACAAGGATATGACGGACAAGCTGCAGGCCAAGGTGGACGCTATGGAGAACTGCACCTTTGAAGACGGAGACCTTTGTTTGGACTGGTAAATAAAAAGAATATGGTAAAGGTGACTATTGCGGCCAAGCGCCGCTGGAAGAACGACATTACGCTGAACTGGCTGCTTACGAAGGCTGACGGCTCGGCATACGACCTCGACGGGCACGAACTCCGGCTCTGGATGGTCAACAGGATGAGTACGGTGGAGATAGACGACTTCAGCGTGAGCGGCAACCTGATAACGTGGGTGTTCGGTGCGACGCTCCAGAAACCCGGCGACTGGTATGCCGTGCTGGAGGACGACACCGGCGGCGAGCGTCGCACGATAGACGTGGTGAACGCCATCACCCTGGTGGAACACACCTATCAGGAGGAGGACGGCAAGGGCTCGGAAGTGGGCACCGACACGGTGAGCCTGCAGAGCGAGATTGCGGAGGCACTGCGCGGATACTCGGCATACGAGATAGCCGTGCGGCAAGGATACGAGGGTACGGAGGAGGAGTGGGTGAAGAGCCTGTCGCAGGCAAGCGAGGACGCAGCCGCCCAAGCCCTCAGCGCGGCATCGGAGGCCAACAGCGCGGCGCAGGCAGCCACGGCAGCAAGGGATCGAGCCACGAAACTGCTGGACGCCATTGAGGCCGCGGAGTTCAAGGACGGAGACTTAATAATTGAAACAGAATGAGATATGAAGAAATTTAGACTTGCGCTCGTGCCATGCGAAACGTGGTCGAGCGAGAATACCTACAACCGGCTCGACGTGGTGAGCGACGGAGCCAACAACATCTATGTGTCGCGAGTAGCCGACAACACGGCAGCCCTGACGGACACTGCCAGCTGGTGGCAGATGCTGGATGCCACGCTGCTCGCCAAGGCTTCTACTGACGCAGCCGCAGCGTGCAAGGAACAGACGACGCTCTGCGAGACAGCCACCGCCAACGCGGAGACGGCTACCGAGGCGAGCAAGACGCAGACAGAGGCCTGCAAGGAGGCTACCGAGGCGGCGGAGGCGGCGACGCAGCTCTCTTATACAGTGATTTCAACGACAGACGACATCGAAACTGATTAAAGTGATTTATTATGGCAAGTAAAGTAATTTTACAAAATGGGGGGGTACGCAGCTGCTCCCTGTAACTAAGGCGGAATATTGCGTGACAAAATCCTCTAACGACATAGACAGCATCTTGGTGCCTGCGAGATACTATCTCCAGAAGAACCTGTACGACACGCTCACTACCATTCCCGACGAGCTGAAGGACGTGGACGTGTTCGACTGGGACTTGCCTGCGGCAACGTCGCTGGAAAACGCGTTTTTGAAGAACACGAGGGTGAAGAAGGTTGTCATTACGGGCGACAGCTTGACTAATTTTGCCAGATGCTTCCAAGAGTGCACGGCTGACTATGTTGACATATCGGGCTGCCCCAATGCCACCAATCTAACCAAGGTGGCGTCGGGTGAGTACGCAGGGACTCGGAAAGGCCCGCTTGAGCTGATATTGCCAGAGGCGACGAACGCCGACACGAGGGGAATGATGTACTACAACACATGGACAAAGAGCGTCAGCATAGGCGACGGCACGGGAACGATACAGGTCTCCAACGGCCTCGGTATGTTCTCCAATGCCACGGCACTGACGGAGGTGAACGGCATTGTGGACATCTCCAGCTGGAAGTACACTACCACGACGTTCGACCACATCGCCAAGAACTGTTCCAAGTTGACGAAGCTGTACCTGAAGGGCTACGGCATCTCAGGCTGTGCGGCGTTGTCGCTTGCGCAGTCCCCATTAGACCACGACAGCCTCGTGTACCTGTTCGAGAACCTGTATGACAGGGCGGCAGCGGAACTCGACGCCCTCGCCATCACCCTCTCGGCAACGAGCTACGGCTACCTTACGGAGGACGAGATTGCGGTGGCGACGGAGAAAGGCTACACCGTCGGCAAGTAGGAGGATTTTGGTCATGCTGTTTCCGTCGGAGATAACGCATATTATTAACGACAAAAACAGCAATAAAAATGGCAAAGAAAGTGATTTTGAAAGACGGGGACGGCAATCAGTTGCATCCCGAAACAAAGACGGAGAGCGTCATCAGTCCGAGCGGATGGCTGACGGAGGATATGATAAAGACGGCGCACGGCGTGGCGCAGTCGGCGGTGTTCGACACCTGCACGTCGCTGCCTGCGTGGGCTTTGACGCTGGAGGAGTTCGACTTCGACCTGCCGGAGGCGACGTCGATGCTTGATTCCTTTAACAGCGACACCAAATTGAAGAAAGTTAGCATTACGGCTGAGAATTGCACAACGATGCAAGGTGCGTTCTATAATTGCTCCAATCTAAAGGAGTGTGTGATTGATGCACCCAACGTCACTACATTCAGAGATGCGTTCCGAGGATGCGTATCGATGCAGACCTTGGACTTGACGGCTTGCACCAGGGCTACGATGTTTAAAGATGCTTTCAGGGCAGCAGACAATGTCCGTGGCTCTGGTTGCGCCGGCACGATAAAACTTCCAAACTGCAAGGCTTCGCTTAACTGTGCGTTTTATTATAATAGTAAAGTAACAGCCGTGGAGTTCGACACGATATATGCGACGGATATAGGTTCTTTTTTCTTGTCATGCTCGTCGATAAAAAGTATTTCGGGAATCTTGGATTTGACAAGTTGCTCGAATGTGAAAAAAAAATCACTGTTTATAATTCGATTTTGACGGAGCTTAGGCTAAAGAATTACGGTGCACACACGAGTGTCGGCAATCTTGAGTTGCAATACCTTAAAGTTCTCGACTACGACTCCGCCAAGTACCTGCTCGACAACCTCTACGACCGCGCCACGGCAGGGTATTCTACTTTGACAATCACTTTCTCTGCCGCGACCTATGCCACACTCTCGGATGACGAGATAACGGCAGCCGCGGAACTGGGATATACTATTGCAAGTGCATAAACAAAAAACATTTAAAGACGATGAAAAAGGAAATGATTACTACAGCCAAAGGCAAGACCCTTTGGCGAATCACGCCCGACGACGGAATGCGTCTAACGGACAAGGACGAAAGCAACTTCTGGACGGTGCAGAACTTCACTAAAGAGGAACTTTGCGACAACTATCACGAAGTGAGCGAGGCGTACGCAGAGGAAGAACTTGGCAGGAGGGAGTTGGAGGCAGAACCTGAAGAAGCGGCTGAAGATGAAATGTATTGGAAAAGGATTATAACGGAATTTGAAGATGAATAAATATCATCAAATCTTAGACAGGGTGCTTACATCCGGAAAGACGCAGCACAACAAGAAGGGCGACATTATCTATCTGCTCAACGAACAGCTGTCGCTCACGCCAGCCGATTTGCTGGACATTTTCGAGAGCCGTGGCATCGCCAGGAAGAAATTGAAGAGCGAACTGCAATTATTCATGCAGGGCGAAAGACAAACCGAGAAGTATCGTGATGCCGGCATAAACTGGTGGGATTATTGCGGCCCTATTCTCGTTAACAGTTATCCCACATATTTTGAGAAACTGCCGAAACTCATTGACAAAATCAATAGAGAGAAGCGTAACAGCAAGAATTATGTATTGTTTCTCGGTGAGACAGGTGCGGAAAGCAATCAAGCACCGTGCCTTAGTCTTGTGCAGTTTCAGATTGACGAAGGAGAGTTGGTGCTTTCAGCATATCAGCGTAGCAGTGATGCGAATCTCGGACTCCCTGCCGACATATATCATTTGTATCTTATGTCTCGGCAGGTTGATTTGCCATTGAAGTCAATAACGCTAAATCTCGGAAACGTCCACATCTACAAGAACAACATAGAAAAGACTCGTCTGTTGCTCAGTGGTGAAGAGGACATAAAGTTCGATTTGAATGTTTGATTTCTGACATCGGTTTAAAAAAGAGGGCGTGCCTATTTTGACACACCCTCTTTTTATCAGAGACAACCATTTCGTTTTGTTAATTTGCCCGAATTTTAACCGTTTCGTTTTGTGGTGGACGAAAATTTCGTTTTGAGGATTATAACTTTAATTGCAGATTGTTCAGCAGAAGTAAGAAACTGCAAAAACGTATGGTCGTTGAGTGTGAAGAAGGGGACTAATTCTGGTTCTCATATCGTAAGAGAAAAGTTCTTGTCGCTATTTGCCAGTGAACCATTCGTTTTCACCGCAGATATGTTACACAGCAATACACATATCATTTCATATACAGTTCGTGACATCATTGCTATCCAAAATCAAGATGTGTTGCTGGAAGGCGAATGGTACGATTGGCAGGAAAAAACGACGCAGACAAAGAGAATAAAGGTTGATTGTCATACTTTTGAGGCAAAGTTTTATAGTCATTTATATCGGTCGCCCAATGTGGTGCTCAATACAGATACTAAAACAAAGGCGCAATGGTCCGCATTTGTTACTGAACTATTAAAGCTAACAAAATAGACAAATTTATTTTGTCATAACTTTTGCCAGTTCCCTGAGAGGTGCAAGTGTCTATAGGACTACCTAATGGATTCGGGGGGCTGGCATTTTTATTCGTATGAGTATTGTGATGTTAACTAGTTTCGCGAAGGTTATTTCAAGAAAGTAAAATTAGCCTCACAGACCACGTTTTACCCGAAGAAGGAGGAAAAGTGTAGCGAAAAAAGCCCTCGGATACATACTTACATCTAACTTATTTGACTGAAAATCAGACAATAATAAAATCAAGAGGTGCTCTGCTACATCGCTACAACTAGAAAAATGAGATGTCGTTATATAAGACTGTTTTTTTGAATTATAATTTGGGTGGCGGATGCAATCATCGGTAGCCGCATGAGCATCGGCTTGCCTTACATAACAGCTTCAGATGTGTTTGTCTGAAGAGTGTCAGCGAAAAGGAAGTTCCGTGAGAATGGGCGAATAAGGATGGAATGTGTCTGCAAGACTTATTTCATCCCGACCATACTCACAGAACTTCTCGATGACTTTCTTCTGACAATGTAAGCCAAGCAAAGATGCCCAGAAGCGAGTTACCGGTGGTGCATCGTTGGGGTGGGCAACGGTTATTCGGGGTCTTCCTCGTCTTTCTTACCTTTTTTATAAGTAAGTTCACCTTCAAAGCTTAGTGTACTCTGTTGTACACCATGCTTCTGAATATACTTGTTGGTGGTAGTGATGTCACGATGGCGTGCTTGGTCGCGTGCAACAACCACGCCCTGTGCATTGGCGAGGTCTCTGATGCCAGAATCCTTCAAGCTGTAGAACTGATAGCAGTCAGGCCAGCCGAGAGCTTTGCGCATCTTAGCCCATCGCTTGTTGAACTGGTCTGCACCGAGACGTTCTTGTCCAGGCAAGAAGTGTTTTCCAAAGAGGTAATAATCGGACGGTTTGGAAAGCACACCGAGGTCAATCATCAACCGAAGGATGGTTTTATTCAGGCCGACTTCGGCATCACGATGGTTCTTGCTAAACTCCTTGGAGACGAAAACCGTCTGATTCATCACGGAAATATCTTTTATCTTCAGATGACTGAGTTCGCCTGGACGGATGAGTGTGTAGTATTGCATCAAGCAGGCGAGATAGAAAGGTTTGTCAACCTCTAACAGATGTCTGGTCATCTTGGCCAGCATCTCAGGTGTCAGATCCTTTCTGTACTTCTCGTGTTCGGGCATAATCTTGATATGCTCAACCGGATTTGAGTTGATGTATTTACGGGCTACCATAAATTCAGCAAAGCCATAGAGCCAGCCACGATAGTTGTTACGTGTTCGTGGACTACTCTCGCGGTCGAGGAATATCCAGTCAAGGAAATCATTGCAGAAGGAAGAATCGAACTGATAGGCATACTCGATGGGAATTACCCGTGATACGATATACTCACGAAGGATATTAACCCTTGAACGATAGCTGGCGCGTGTCTTCGCCCTGTCCATACGTTCAACGTAGTCAAGATACCTCTGCAAGCAATCCTCAAAGAGGACAAAGCCACGAGCATCGTCAGACGTAACCCACGGATTCCATCCTTGCATGAGCTGTTTGGTCAGCACTTCAATTATTTCA